TTCCAAGCAGAAAATCCACCAGAACCACAGCCAGGAGTTCCTGGTCCACCTGCAGCAGGGCCACAGGGCGCTCCTGCGGGGGCACAAGTGCAGGATACGCAAGGTAGCGGGGGTGGTACTATAGGAACGGGTACGGTGCCTACACCAGGAGAACAGGGCTTCTCAGGTAACACTGGCCCACAGGTACAATGAAACTTGTAGTGAACAATACTTTGAAACCTTTTGTAAACAATCCAGAATTGTACAACTCTTTTTTGGAAGAGATTGGAATCCGAATAGATAAGGTACATAAACGCCTTGAGCAGATTACAGATGTAGAAGAACTGTATCGTGCTCAGGGTGAAATACGTGTGCTTAGATCTTTATTACTTCTTAGGGAACATGTAAATGGTTAATTTGACAGGTATGCTACCACCTGGACTTGGTGGAGAACAAGAGCAACCAAAACCACTATCTTATGAACCAGAATTAGACCTCAATAAGACTCAAAAGTTTGATGAGCCAGTTGGTAAAGGTCTAGGTCTTTCTGACGAGCTTATGTCTGAAGTAGAAGATTATGTAGCCAACCCACCACCTGAATCTAAGAAAAGCCCTATTGACGCTGCTATTGAAGCAGGTTACCTAATTGCTAAAAAAATCTCTCCAGATCTAACAAAGTACCAGAGTAACTTATCTGAACATACACCAGAGGGTAACAAGGCAATTAGGGGTATGTTTAAAAACGCCCTTGGTTCTGATCCAGATTGGAATCCTGTGGAATATGCTTGGTGCGCCACTTTTGTAAGTCAGGTGTTAAGTGATCTTGAGGCAGACCCTATTAAGTCTAAAGATAGGTATGATAGAGTTAGAGCGGATAAGTATAAAAATTACGGATCACCTGTTGAAATAGATAAGATTACAGAAGGTGATATTGTTGTTTTTGACTTTGACGGTGACAATAAAGGAGATCATGCTACCTTTTATGTAGGTGATAGAGACGATTATTTTAACAGTAATCCAGAGTCTCCTTATATTTCAGTTCTTGGTGGTAATCAAGGCGATGCAGTAAATATCAGAGAATATCCAAAAGAGAATATTTTAGCTGTGCGTAGAATTACTTACAAGGATATTGATTACGAGTTTACTAAAGAACTAGCCAGAGATAATAAAGACTTTAATGTTTTTCTTAAAGAACAGGGTAAGGATGTTGATCCTTTTTCTTTAGGTACGTCTACAATGGATGAGTCTAATAGGCCATTTCCTTTTGATCCGCAGTACTCAACTTTTAATGAAGGCGGTCTAGCTGAATCTAAAGGTTTAAGTTGGGGTGAACTTATTGTTGACAACATCTTAGGTTTAGACAACGAATATGAATCCTTTGGTGAAAAGCTTGGTAAAGCTATTAACGAAGACGAGATTAAGTTTTTAAAAGATGCAGCTGTTGGTGTATACGAAAGTACTAAAGAGTTTGTACAAGCACCAGTAGAGACTACTAAACAAGTAGTTAATGAGATTAAAGATAGTGTAACAAGACTTGGCTCTGAAGATTTAAACACTAGACTCCAACGTATGTATGGTGTATCATACGAACAAGCTACTGATGAACAAGTAAATCAAGCTAGAGAAGCTGTATTAGGCGATGCACTTACTGCACTAGAGCTTGTACCTGCAGCTAAGGTTACAACTACTGTAGCTGGTGCTGCAATTCCAAGTGGTCTTAAAGCAGATGTTGTAGGTCAAACTAAAGCTATGCTTTCTGGTGACAGAGAGTTCTTGTCTGCGACACCTACAAACAGGGCCACAACTCAGTCTCTTAGTGCAGGGTTTACTGGACAGAACCCACCTACTTACTTAAAAAGAGATGTACCTCTATCCCAACAAAACGAGTATGAACTTGACTATTTTAATCAGGTAAGGCCTACTGAAAAGAGAAACTTAAGTAATGTAGAACGTGTAGCATTTAGAGAGCCTATTAAAGAGTTCACAGAAAAACTTATTTTTACTTCATCAGTAACAAATTCATTTCCTAAGAAAGGTATGCTTGGTTCAGAGTTTCTAAAGCTGCTTGAAAAAAATGCTGAGTCTATTCCTCCAAGTTCTTATAAAGAAGGTCTTGTAGATAGGAATAAAAGGTATACTCAACAAGAACTACTTGATGCTGTAACAAAAGGTGAAAACCCTAGACGTGGAGATAACTTCCCCGCTCCTTCTGCTTTATACTACAGTCGAGCAAGACTAGACCCAAGCAATGCTTATAGTCAATATCAACGGCAAAGTGATCAGGGATTTAGAGGTGGCATAGAGCCTCCTAATGGATACTTTGTAATTCCTATAGAAGGATTTACAAAAGGTACTGACTTTAAAGCTAATAGTCAACATTTTGGTGGTAATACTATTGCCCATGTTAGGGGTAGTATTGTTGACCCTATGGTAGGTTGGAATAATAATCCATACTTAAGTGAAGATTTTAAAAATATAGTTGGAAAAAATCAGTATGTACTTGTTGAAGAAATCCAGTCAGATTTGCTTCAAAAAGGTTTTGTAAAACCTAAAGATGCTTTTGAAACTGCTTTTGCTGCTACTGTCAGAGATTTTAATGATGAGAGTCCGTTTACTTTTAATGAAGCTTATGGTGATGCAACTAAAGAGTTTAAAAACCTCTTTAAAAAATTAGATAAGATTGAAGAGGTTAAAGAACCTCAAAGACTTATGGGTGCCTATAACCCTAACAACAATGTTTTTAACAGGAAAAAAGAATACGACCTTATAAAAAAGATAAAAGAAAGAGACAGAACTACAAGCTGGAATGATCGAAAAATAAATAAAGGTTATGTAACATTTAAAGAATTAAAAGATTACATAGATGAGCAAGGTGCAAATGATCAAGAGATTTGGAATTTCGGTGTTAAATTAGAAGCCGATAGACGGAATGGTGACTGGTTTAATTTTGAAGTTGTAGATGAAAAAACTGGTAAAGTTTATGATGACTTTATTGTTGATTTTGCTGATGAAAATTTTGTAGCTTTAACAGAAGATTTTACAAAATATATGAAAGGCTTTGGCCTTGACAAAGACAGTATCCTAGATAAATATGAAAACGACATTGAAAAATTTTATACTGATCAGCACAATACTTTTATAAACAGTGGCCTTAGTAAAGACATTCCTGAAGATGATTTTTTTGATTTATATCATGCCTATAAGTACAATAAAGAGCAAGTATATACTTCTGATGATGTAGCTTTACCACCTATCAGAAAGAACAAACAAGCTGTTGAAGAAAGTTTAAAAACTATTATACTTAAAGCAGCTAAAGAAGGTATTGATAAAATTGTTATACCTCCTGCAGAAAAAATTGCACAAGCTAGAAGAAGAGTTATAGACCCTAATGATAAAGGTGATAGATTTTACAGAACTTATGTTACAGATTTAAATCAAGTTCTTGATGAGTTATCACAAAATTATCCTGTGACTGTACACAGAGATATAGAACTACCTTATGAAAATCCAGCTCAACCCACCAGAACTAACATGGTAGAAGAAGCAGTTGAAGACTTTACCGTCGAAGAAGGCGATCAATTCTTTGACTTACCTGAAGATTTTTGGGATAATGTTGGTGTTCAACCTCAAACCCCTGAAGAAATAGCAGAACAACTTTTAGCCGAAAAAGAACGGATAAGTAAGAGTTCTAATAAGGGTACAATCATCGACATATCAAAACTAATAGATGAGTACAGAGTAGAAGAACCAAGACAATTTGCCGAAGGTGGTTCTATTAGACCTAAGCTAAGACCAGAAGGTTTTGCTAATGCAACTTCTCCTAAGCCCCGTCTAAGACCTTCTGGAAATGAAGTACGTTATCTTGATGCTGTCTTTAGGGGTGAAGATGGTGACATTGTAACATCTCCAGAAGAAAACAACCCAGTAACTATGCTTGGACTTACTAGAGGTGATACATTTAGACAATACCCCAAAGATAATTTAAATGTAAAAGGTTTGTATTTTATACCTACTGACGAGGGTGAAGGCGGTCCTACCGAATCAAAGATGCAGGATTTTTACTCAAGGGAAAAACCTGATAGTCCTCCCCTTTTAATTGATGATATTTTAATTGCAGGTAGGCGTGGTGTAGAGGATAGGTATACTGCTGCTCATGAGTTTATGCACCGTGGTTTTAACGTTTTAAGGAGTAATCATAGTTTTGATGAAGTTAAAGAACGTTTTGGTCGTGCAACAGCTCAAATCTTGTTTTCAAAACGTCCAGATTTAGAACATGCTCTTGTACAAGCTGTGCTTGAAAAAGAGGGTAAGGTTGCTGGTATAGACTACGAAGGTTACGACTACCTTAAAGGTGCCAGTAAAGAAACTAGAGATAAGCTAAAAAAATCTATAGAGGATATCTACGAGCTGTCTAATGAAACTCTTGGAGAAGCTGGGTATCAAACGGATAGAGATCGTGGGCCAACAACACGTCAAGGTAGAAGAGGGGCTAAACCAAAAAGCTTCTGGTCTTTTATTACAGAGAAACTAGGATTTGCCGAAGGAGGCACAGTAGACATGAATCAACAAATGAGTTTTGCATTCGAGGACGGTGGTCTTCGTGACGATGGAATGATGAAAGACCCTGTGTCAGGTAACGAAGTGCCTCCAGGATCTACAGCTAAAGAAGTACGTGATGATATTCCCGCACAATTATCTGAAGGAGAGTACGTAGTTCCTGCTGATGTCGTCAGATACTACGGTGTAAAATTCTTTGAAGATTTACGAGATGCTGCAAAAATGGGCTTGCAAGATATGGAAGCTCGTGGTAGAATTGGTGGTGAACCTGTTCCTGCTGGTGGTCCTATGAATGAGGATGATCTTACACCTGAAGAGTTAGCCGCCATTCAAGAGATGATGGGTATGTCTGAAGGTGGTACTGTTGCAGGTTTTGCTCCAGGTGGTCTTCAAACTGATCAAGATATTCTTGCTGCAGGTCAACAGGCACAACAAAATCAGTTTACAGGATTCCCATTAGGTGCTACAATATTCCCTAGAGCAGAGTCTGGAGAGATAGAAGCTGTCCCTACAACTCCTACTATTACTACTGAAGAAACTGCAGAGTCTTGTGCAGCTAAAGATATGGACTATGATCCAGCAACTAAAACTTGTGTACCTAGAGCAGTAGCAACAACAACACCTGCACCTTCTGATGATGATGGTCCAAGAGTAGAGCCACCTAAGTGGCATGAAAAGTATGACTATGCCGATACAAACAAGCTTGTATCTCAATCACTAGCAACACTTGGTGTTGATTCAGACACAGAGGAAAAAGAAACTCAAAACACTTTACAAAAGATTGCTGGCTCTATCGGTCAAGGTATTGGTAATATGCTTGAAGGTGGTATTTTAGGCGGTATTATTAGGCAACAAAAGGTTGCAGAAGTTGCAGCTAATGCTCAACTACTTAGAGCACAAGGTAAGACAGACGAAGCTGAGATGCTAGAAAAAGCTATAGTAGGTTATAGAGATAAGCATGGTATTAAGCCAGATGGTTTCTTTGACTCTACAAAAACTCTTGCTAAACAATTAGCTGATAAATACTCCGATCTTACCTATGACGACGAAAGTCAAAAAATTATTAGACCAGGTGCTGCAACACCTACTACAGCAACAACATCATCCACATCATCCATATCACCCCCATCTTCTGCTCCTGCTATGACTCCTAGTTATACAGCTAAACTAGAAGCTGACGAAAATGATGGTCCATACGTAGCCCCTGTAAATACTGAGGCTAAGTCAGTATCTGAAATAACTACAGGACAAAAAGATAAAGATGTAACTATAAAAAATAGAACAGACTCATCAGGAAAAAAAGCAGGGCAAACAGGATACAAGTCGGCACTAAGAGAAAGACAAGAAGCTAAACAAGCTGAAAAAAACAAAGAAATATCTGAATCTATGCCAGCTTGGTTTAACCAAGGCGGTTTAATGGCTGGTAAACCAAAGACTAAAACAAAACGCCAATACAAAAAAGGCGGACTCGCAGGTAAGAAATAAGGCTACCCAGCTACGGCTGGCCCCAATATAAGGAGAATATAATGCCTGAACTAACAGAAGTAGAAGCACCAAAGACAGCAGGATTTGTTGATCGAGGTTATAACTACGAACGCAAGCGTAAGCGTATTGAAGAAGAAGAAGAGGAGATTAAACGACTTGAAGCTGCTCAACGAGGAGAATCTACCGAAGAAGATGAACCTAAAGAAGAAGAAGCCGTCGAAGCGAAAGAGGCCGATACAGAAGTTGAAGAAGCAACGTTATCTCCAGAAGAAAGATCTTTTAAAAAACGATATGGTGATCTAAGACGCCATATGCAAGAAAAAGAAAAGGAATGGAACGAAAAGTTCGAAGCCTTTGAAAAACGCATGAAGAAGGATTCTATTGTCCCTCCCAAGTCTGATGAAGATATTGAAGAGTGGGCAAAAGAATACCCTGACGTAGCAGGTATCGTAGAAACTATTGCTGCTAAGAAAGCTCAAGAAATGTTTAGCAAAGCTGATGCTAGACTAAAAGAGTTAGATCAGGCACAAACAGAAGCACAACGAGTAAAAGCGGAGAATCAAATCCGTAAGGCTCACGAAGACTTTGATGATCTTCGAGCTTCCGATGAGTTTCATAACTGGGCTGAAGAACAGCCTAAGTGGGTACAAGATGCACTCTATGAAAATGCAGATGATCCTGCATCAGTAGTACGTGTCATTGACTTGTACAAAGTAGATAAAGGCCTTACTAAAACTGCAAAGAAAGAGAAGGCCAAAGAAGCAGCATCTACAATTACTCGACGTACTAAGACAGACGTAGATGTAGATGATGCTAATGACGTAATTCGTGAATCAGATGTAGCTAAAATGTCTGCAAAAGAGTTTGAAGCTAAGTCTGATGATATCAACAAGGCTATCCGTTCGGGTAAATTTGTTTACGATGTATCTGGCAATGCTAGATAAAACCTGTTGACAATACTTTAATCAACAGTATAACTATAGGCACAGAGACAAAAGCCTCTTTATGACTACCTTTTGTCTCAACCTAATTCATCAAAAAGTCTAAAACTAAAAAGAACCACCTGTTTAAGTATAGGCCCAGTAGGTATACGGTAGCGCAACTGTGATCCATCTGCACCCTAGAAAAGGAACAGCCTCTTTGTAGGTGTTTAGCTTTGTTAAGCCAAATATCATGGAGGATTTAATCATGGCTTTTGCATCAGCGTCAGGTTACACTAACCTGCCAAACGGGAACTTTTCTCCCGTAATTTATTCCAAAAAAGTACAGCTTGCTTTCCGCAAGTCTACTGTTGTTGGAGATATTACTAACTCTGATTATTTCGGTGAAATCGCAAACCAAGGTGACACTGTTAAAATCATTAAAGAACCTGAAATCTCAGTATCTGCATATGCTCGTGGCACAACAGTCGCTGCGCAGGATTTGACAGACACCGATTTCTCTCTAGTCGTCGATAAAGCGAACTACTTCGCCTTCAAAATGGACGACATCGAAGAAGCGCACTCACACGTAAACTTCATGGATCTTGCGACCAACCGTGCGGCATACCGCTTGGCTGACCAGCATGACCAAGAAGTTTTGGGTTACCTATCAGGTTACTCACAGTCAGCGTTGCATGGTGTTGCAGATACAGTTAACACAACTGTTAACGGTACTAAAGCAAACTCATCTGCAGGTTCAGACGAACTTCTAGCAGCTAACAAGTTGGATATGTCAGACTTTGGCAACATCACAACTACACCATCTTCTGGTACAACAGGTGACTCTATTCCTGTCGGTGCTCGTCTTCCAGGTGCAACAGCACTACCAACAGCTTACGTATCTCCAACAATGTTGGTTGCACGTATGGGCCGTTTGTTGGACGTTCAAAGCGTTGACAAAGCGGGTCGTTGGATTGTAATTTCACCAGAGATGATGGAAGTATTGATGGACGAAGATTCACGTCTATTGAATGCTGACTTCGGTGACTCAGGTGGATTGCGTAACGGACTAGTTCTAAACAACTGGAATGGTTTCCGTGTATACGTTTCAAACAACCTACCATCAGTCGGTACAGGTGCAGGTACTACAGGTACTACAGCACAAGACGACAACTATGGTGTGATTGTTGCTGGTCATGACTCAGCGGTTGCAACTGCCGAGCAGATCAACAAAACTGAAACATACCGTGACCCAGATTCATTTGCGGACATCGTTCGTGGTATGCACCTATACGGTCGTAAGATTCTGCGTCCAGAAGCTCTTGTAACAGCACGTTACAACCTAGCTTGATAACTGTAAACTTTGGGGCTGGCTCAATGCTGGCCCCATTGTACTTTAAAAAGAGGATATACTCATGGCAATTACTACAGCAATGTGTAACAGCTTTAAACAGGAATTACTGCAGGGTGAGCATGA